GTATCTCGGGTACAACGGTTACGAAACAAACGTTATTAGATTTTATTAAAACTAATAAAAAAGCTATCGAAGACGCTATTCAAGGTCTGCAGAATAAATTAAACGATCTTAGAAATACGATAGCCAATAAATTATCTAACTATTATACTAAGGCTAATAGTAATGATTTATTTTCTTCGTCTTCTACAGCAAATAGTTATTTACGTAAAGATCGTGATGAAACTATTAATAATAATTTTAACGTTAACGGTCATATTAATTTAAATAATACTAGCGGCCCGATCATTCAATTTGGTAATGGCAGTTGGGAAGTCCGTCCAGGATATTTTAAAATGATTTCTCCGGACGGCAATGTTCCGATCGAAATTAGAAATGGAGTTACTTATATTAACGGTCAAGAAATCGTTACTGGCGTTAGTTATATTTCTCCTGGCGAATGGGTCGAACTTCCAGGTAGTCGAAATACTCGAAACGTAAACTATTCTAGCGTATATGGTGACGATGCGAATCAAATGTTAATCGTATATCAATATCATGACGGCAATGATAACGGGCATTTGTACATCAATCATATATTGATCGAATTAAGTTTAGGTCAACCTTATTATAAGGATATAGATTGTACGATTAATTTACAGAATGGCATTATCAATCTTGATTGGAGTAAAGAAGGATTTAACGGTATTATAAAAGCAGTTTATTATAGATAGGAGTTTTGTATGGCAAAAAGAATGGAAAAATTTTCTGTGTCATATAAAGCGACACAAGAAATTAATAAAATTATAGATAGCTTAAAAGATATTATTAAAGATACTTCTGATAAAACAATTTCGACAAACGACTTTATCAAAGAGTTTAATAAAATTAACTTAATTTATAATAATGCTAGAAAAAGTTTTTCTGAGTCTTTAGAAAATATCAAAAATGGATTTAATGAGACTATTAAGTCTTATTTTAATAAACAAGAACAAGACGATCGTTATTTAACAAAAGCTAGTTTAAATAATGCAATTTTAAAGAATCAAAATTTAGACTATCAGCATAAACTTACAGTTGCTGGCGACAATAAAATTATAGGACATAAAGATGGTAATACATTAATGACTCTTAACGGCGTTAAATTAATTATTGATGGCGAATGGCTTAAGTTAATTAATCCTGACGGATCTGAATTGTATTCTCGAAATATTAATACCGGTACCCAACGTTCTTTAGGCGAAGATATTTTCCAACTGAAAGAACGTAAATATATTCCGGCTGCATGGAACGAAATCCCGAATAGCTCTATTAACAATGTAGGCAGTACAGTTCAATTACCGGCGAAATGGAACGATTTAGTTCTTATTGTCGATAATACATATCACGAAGGTGGTCATGATCTACAAAACGATCATCGTATTGCACCAGCTTATGTATATATGTGTAGAGCCGAAGTTCCGATTAAATTCTTAACTCCGTATTCTACGGTCGGTGTCGAGGTAACAGCATCTTATGTTAAGTTAACCCAAAAGACTGGTCCTGTATTTACTGGGTATAATCAAAGCCGTAATAACGGCAATATTATGAAGGTGTTGTGGCGATGATAGAACATTTAAGAAGTAGAACGACTACGTTCTTACAAGTAAGAAAAATAAATGAAATAATTGATGTCATAAAATCTTTTAGAGACGCCGCTGAAGGAACTGGCGTTAATGGTTTAATTAATCAATATACTAATCGTATTAATCAAATGAAAGATTATTTAACGAATACTGTTCCGACATCTATAGATGATTTATTGGCTTTCATTAATAATAAGCTTTCTGAATATTATACGAAACAAGAATCAGATAATAAGTTTTTAAATAAAAATAATGCCGGCGATTATCTTCGTTATGACGATTTAAATCTTAACGGTAATTTAACGATTAATTCTGGTAATCAACCAGCTATCAAATTTAACAAATCTAATGGCGTATTATTTACGATTGATGGCGTCGATATTTCTGTTTGGCCTTTCGTTATTGCAAAAGACAATAATAAATATTTAGAAATAAATAATAATGGTTTGGCTACCGATAAAACGATTATTACTAAAAATAATTATCGTAAATTCGTAAAACTTCCTCAATGGAAAGACGGTAATTCCATTGGAGAATTAAACAAAAATGATTGGCGTGAAGTATATGCATATAACCCATATAAAAATGATTTCCACACAGTATTCTTTATGATTAAAGATGCATATAAACGAAGATATAATCCATATGAAGTTAGCGATAATTCAAGCCCTATGACAAATATGTCGGTATCGTTCCAAAACTATTATGGCGGCGATAAGAACTATCAAACAATTTCCCGTATCGATCAAAATCCATGGAACTGGAAATTCGAAGTTCACGAAATATGGCGTCGACGTAAAAAACACCATAGTAGTTATAGCGATTATTGGGAAGGTTTAGGAGGATATATTATTAAATGTCGATAGATATTAACACATTGAGAAGCGAGATTAATAATCTTATTTCTAAAATAAATAGCCTCGAATCAACCGTTATCGATAACGATCAGTATGTTAATGCCTTAGATTTTTACGATAATTTTATTTCGGTAAATGAAACGTTAAATAATTTATCACTCGACACTGTCGATATTGCTGGATCTATATTTTTAAATAATAATAAGATTGGCTCTAACGAAATCTTGGTCGGCAATAAGTCACTTTCATTCGATCAACGATTATCTTATAATAATCGATCCGCTAAAAATAATTATGATATGGCATTACCAGAATATAAAGAATATACTTTATCTAAATTAGAAGAAGGCGACTATTATATTTTGGTTAGCGTAAGCGGATATTCTATCCCATTAACTATTAATTATTGCGGAAAAGATTTTAAGAATAATCTTATCACGATAAAAGATGGCATTATTACGTCTGATAAGGAATTTAAAATATATAAAAGGTAACATATGATTAGTTTAATACATGATGATTCTGTTAACCTTGCCGACTTACAAAATAAAATTATCGAAATTCAAGATTATTTAAATACTAGAAAAAATGATATAATCGACAATATGGTTTCTCTTAATATCGAGAACTATACGATCGATGATAATCAGTATTATAAAAAAACTAAACGATACGATTATTCAATCGATACTTTGGATACTCAAAAGATTATTGGAAGTATAAATATCGATGAAGATCATATCGAGCTTGGTGGCAGAAAATTGTCCGGTAAATTATACAACGAAATAAAATTATTATCTAAAAATGATAATTCTTATGACTGGGTCGAAATCCCGGTTAAAGAAAATATCGATTTATCTCATGCTCATGAAATAAATATTATTTTTAAAAATAATAATAAAGTTTCTAATTTATTTATCGTAAAAAAATCTGGTACTTATAAAGATGTCGATCAAACAATTATTGTATCTATTCTAGAGAATAACTTAATTATCGATAATGTCGAAAAGGTTTCTAATATTTTTATAAGATAAAAGGATGCTATTCAATGAATGAAATTTCATTAAGCGCTATTAATGATTCACTTATGAGTTTAAATCATAATGTATCTGAAATTATTAATCAAGCGCATACTCAAATTAATGAACATTTAGACCAAAACGGTATTACTTTGAGTAATATAAATAGCGAGTATCTTAATAAAAACCAACGTAACGATAAGATAATGGTTAACAATTTATTCGTAAAAGAATTAAAATTAAACGGTAAAAATATATTTGACGGAGACGTAATCTCTTATGGCTCTAATTCATTATCTTTATCAGATGAATTGTTAGTGAATGATGAGCAGGTATTATTGGAAAATGATACCTGCTCTACTTTATGTTATGAAGGCGTTTATTCTGCATACTTATTAAGCAATAAATCTGAAATCGTTATTTCTGGTTTATATGAAGAATCGAATATCGGTGATTTAATTATTCCGGTATCTATTTTAGAGAAGAACTCGACCACTACTGTTGGTAATGAAAAATTTGCAGTTCTTATTAAATGCACTGATGACGAATGTTCGATCGAACCAGGAAATCAACAGTCAGTTATTACGAACGTAATTATGAGGTAAGAGAATGAAACATTTTATCGATCAAGCCTCGTTAGATGAAACGAGTATTCAGTACCTGGTTTATAAATTAAATGAAGTTATTCGTGTCGTTAATAATAAACCAGATATCCATGATTTAGAATACTGGGCTGATACGTTAAAACAATTCGAAAAAGATGGTTCTATTAATACGTATACGGATTTAATGGAAGCTCTTAAAAAGAAACCGGACTTTAATCAAGTAAGAGATACGGTTCGTGATGAGTTAACAAAATTTGTCGACCAAATGAATCAACGTATTTATCAACCGACATTAGACCAGTTGTTAAAAATAATTGGCGACGCATTGCAAGAATATATTCATGCGCAAGTCGATGATTATTTAAATAAATCTATTGATGATTTGAAAAACAGACTTAGTGCTGAATTAATTTATTGGAATTAAAGGAGATAACATTCTATGTCCAAAAAATTTGTAGGTAAAGCTCATTTTGGTTTATACGATCCAAAACGTGATAAAGGTATTGAGCTTAGTGGTTCTAGTAATCAAAGTGGTTCCACTACTCCAGTCGATAACAAAGCTGTTGAAGACGTAACAAAACAAGCTAGTGCAAACAAAGAAGCATCTGCTGCTAATAAAGTATTAGCCGAAGCTAATAAAGCTGCCGTTGCTAAAGTAGCTGCCGATCTTGCTGCTAAACAAGCTCAAGACGTTATTACTTTCTTAAGTAAAGTCGAAGCTGCTGCTCAATATCAACCTAAAGGTGAATATATCACCGATGCTAAAGTAGCTGAAAAAATTACCGAAGCTCAAGGTAAAGCTGACGAAGCTGCTGCTGCTAAATTTGCGACTAAAGCAGAACTCGAAACAGCGACTGGTGGCGTATCTGCTAAAGATCTTAAAACTTTAAAAGATGCTATTGAACTGCTTCGCGATAACCCAGATAGCATTGCCGAAATCGCTAAAAAAGCCGATAAAGATAAAGTATATGATAAAGATGCTATCGATAAGTTGATCAAAAAACTTAACGATAAAGATACTGATCTTGAAAAAGCTATCGCAAAAGCAGCTACTGCCGACGACGTAGTTAAAGCTGCTGAACTTACTGAAAAAGTTAAAGCTATTGTCGATTTGACTCCATTTGCTAAAACTGCTGAAGTTGAAGCTACATATGCTAAAAAATCTGATTTAGCCGATAAAGCCGATAAAGCTGCTATCGAAACTGAACTTGCTAAAAAAGCTAACGCTAGCGATTTGACTCCGCTTGCTACAAAAGAAGAAGTATCCGCCAAGGCGGACGCTACTGCTCTTGCTACTAAAGCCGATCAAACAGCATTGGATAACGTTAAAGCAGAAGCCGATGCAAATAAAGCTGCTGTAGCTGCAGAAGCTGCTGAACGTAAAGCTGCCGACACTCTTAACGATGCAAAAGTAAAAGGTATCTCTGACGACGTATCTAAACTTAAAATTGATGCGGCTCAAGCTAAAGTAGAAAACGAAAAAGCTCTTGCTAAAAAGGCTGACCAAGAAGCTGTTAATACTGCTCTCGAAGATAAAGCTAGCAAAGCCGAAGTTGCCGAAGCTAAACAAGCTGCTACCGATGCTGCTAAAGAAGCTGCTAAAGCAAATACAGCTCTCGAAGGCAAAGCTGATGCTACTGCATTAGAACCATTGGCTACTAAAGAAGCATTAAAAGGCGCAAAAGATGAATTAACTCAAGCTATCGAAGCTGCTAAAGCTGCAGCCGAAGAAGCTAAAACTGAAGCTAAAACTGGTGAAGCCGTAACTGAAGCTAAGACAAAAGCCGAAGCTGCAGATGCAAAAGCTAAAGAAGTAGAAGCTGCTCTTGTTAATTATGTAACTAAAGCTGTTGCTGATGAAGCATACCAACCTAAAGGTGAATATGCAACTAAAGCCGAAGTTCAAGCTATCGGTTCTTTGGACCCAGCTACGCTTCAATCTCTTAAAGATCTTGCTCAACAATTAGCTGGTCATGCTGATTTAACTGCCGTACTCGATAAGTTAAATAAAGTATTCACTAAAGACGAAGTTAACGAAAAATTGGCGGCCAAAGCCGACGTAACTGCTCTTTCTGAATACGCAGAAAAAGCTGACGTCGAATCTAAACTTGGCGATAAAGCCGATAAAACTAAAGTAGCCGAAGACATTCAAGCTGCTAAAGATGTAGCGGACGCAGCTGTTCGTGAAGTAAATACGACTGCTCAACAAGCTAAAGCTAAAGCAACTGAAAACGCTGCAGGCCTCGAAGAAGCTAAAACTAAAGTCGAAAAAGCTATCGAAGATCTCGGTAAATTAACGACTAAAGTTAACGACCTTGCTCTTAACGGTGGTACTGGCACAGGCCTTGATGCTCAAGCTGTAGCCGATAAAGTGAAAGAAGTTGTCGATGCTCTCGTAGCTCAAGAAAAATTTGTAGGCGAAACTAAGCTTAACGAAAAACTTGCCGATAAAGCTGATGTTAGTGCATTAACTGCAGTTCAAGCTAAAGCCGATAAAAATGCTTCTGATTTATTGGGCAAAGCCGACGTAACAGCATTAGCGGACAAAGCCGATAAAGCTGTGTTCGAAGCTAAAGCCAACGAAGTGGATAATAAATTAAATACTTTAGAAACAGCTACTGTTCCTAACTTGATCGACACTAAGCTTACTGCTAAATTAGCTGGTTATCAAGAAAAAGGTGAATACGTAACGAAAGAAGCTGCTGATCGTGATTATCAACCTAAGGGCGAATATGCTACAGCTGCTGCTTTGGAAGAAGTTAAAACTAAAGCTAATGCTAACGAAGCTTTGATTAACGGTCTCGATAAAGATAATTTAGTACACACTGCCGATCTTGATGCATATGCTAAAGCTGCTAAAGTAACAGAAGATATTGCAGCAGCCGTAGGCGGTCTTGGTGATGTATATGTATCGAAGAATGATGCAGATGTATTTGCTAAAAAAGCTGACGTAACGACTGAAATCGGTGCGAAAGCTACTGAACTTAAAAAATATGCCGACGATACATTTGCGACAAAACAACAATTAGATAATGCAACTATCGCTGCTGGTGGTTCTGGTTTAACTCAAACTCAAGTCGAAGGTATTGTCGACAATAAATTGGGCGCATTAAAAGATGCCGTTCAAACTATTGCTAACATCCAATCCGGTGTTAACGACAATAAATCTTCCGTAGAATCTATTCTTGCTGAATTAGCTAAGAAAGCAACAAAAGATGAAGTAGCTGGTAAAGTATCTACTACTGATTTTGAAGATGCAAAACAAACTCTTAATACAGCTATTACAGCACAAGAGAATGCATTGGCTGCTGCTAAAACTGCATTAGAAAAAGCTATTAATGATAAGTCTGAAGAAGCTGCTGCTGCTTACCAAACTAAAGTAGAATTTGCAAACTGGGTTCGCGACACATACGGTACAGAAATTGCTCGTATTAAAGACGATATGATGACAGCTAACGAAACAGATGCTGCTATCGATGCAAAACTTGCGACTAACTTGGAAACTCTTAAAGGTATCTTCCAACTTAAAGGTAATTACGTTACTAAAGAAGAGTTAACTAAAACTCTTAAAGATGGTTATATCACTAAAGACGAATCCGATCGTTTGTATCAAGGCGTAGGTAACTATGCTACTATCGAATATGTCGACGATCAAATCGGTAAAAACAAATCTAAGATCGATGAAGTGAATACGGCATTAGCTGGTAAACTTGATTTAACAGCTGCTCAAAACGTATTCCAAGCTCGTGGCGATTATATGACTCGTGGCGATTTAGATAATGTTGCTACTAGTCCTGCATTTACTAACGCTATTAACAATGCTATTACGGCTAAAGCATTCTTAGATAAAGATACTGCCGACGGTTTATATGCTACTAAAGGTACTTACGTAACCGCTCAAGGCGTAACCGATATTATCGAAGCTGATCCGACTATTGCCGGTAAACAAGATAAATTAACATTCGGTTCTGGTTTATCTTATGACGAAGGCACTAAAACTGTTACAGCTTCTGGCGTAAATGTTGACTTAACTCCTTATGCTAAAAAAGCAGAATCCGATGCTAAATATGGTCCAAAAGATACTTTAACTGAAGATCAAAAAGGTGTAGTAGAATCTATCCTTCGTGATAAGAACTATGCTACAAATGCAGATCTTGGTAGCTATAGTGCAAGCATGGATACTAATATCGGTCAATTAAGAGCTAGTATCAATACTTTAAAAGATACTACTGTTCCAGCTATCGATATTCGTGTAACTGCATTAGAAGGTAAAGCTGCTCCTACAGATTTCACTGAAGATCAAAAAACTAAATTAGATGAAATTCTTACTGGCAAAGGCTATGCATCTCATGAAGATATTGACAACGCTAAAGCTGAACTTAAAGGCGAATTAGTTACCGAAGAAGCTGCACAGGCTCTTGTCAATGGTGCTGTTACAACTGCTGAAGGTAAAGTTAATGAAGCTAAAGAAGCGTTGGAAGGCAAAATCGCAGAATTGAAAAATACTGTAGATGGAATCCATGCTCCAGATTTAAGTGCTTACGAAACTCAAGCTCAAGCAGAAGCTAAATATTTAAAACTTGAAGATATCGAAACTAAGTTAAAAGAAAAAGGCTTTATCACTCAAGCTGACTTGCAACCTATTCTCGATGCAATTAAAGCATTAAAAGGTGAATAATATATTGCCTTTCCTTAGAGTTCTAAATCTTCTCTCGTCTACACTTTAAGGAAAAGACTATGCAATTATTTAACTTTTTCACATTTTTAAATAATTATGCCCCCGATGCCGTAGAACGCTTAGTTATGTTTTTTTGCATAAGCTTTATCCTTATTATTATCGATACGATAATGAAGTTATTTAGTTTAACAATAATTAAACATAGCTTATGGCATTACAAGACCATCATAGAAGTGTTCTGGGGTGGTTGGGGACAGCAAAAATCAAGCCGCGTGTTTTATCGCGGCTTTGTTTTTAAACTTTTTCAATATTCTTTATTATGCTTATTCGCCTTCGGTATCGACGTAATTAAAATACCGATTACGGTTCATAGTGGATTTGCTCAGTTAGTCGATGCTATTTCTATCATATGCTATTTGGTAGTTATTATGACTGAGTTGTGGAGCTTTAAAGAAAATTATATGCTAATAAAATATAATCAGGATATAATTTCTAAACTCGACGATGCTGTATTGAATCGATTAGAGGCTGTTTCTCTTGGCGAACTTAAGCTTAAATTGAGGGAAAAGAAAGATGACTAAATTATTTAGAATGATGTTATTTGAAAATGAACAGTTAAGTTATACGCGTGTCATCTCTTTCTCTTTGTTGCTTTTGTTGATCGGAGTAACTTTATATTTAGTTGCTACCGGTCACAATTGGCAACATTATGAAACGCTTGCTAGTTTAACTGGCGGTGGTTCTGCTGCTACTCAAATCGCTAATAAATTTATTAATAGTAAATATAATAGCGAAGTTGGCAGCTACAAGGAAAAAAATGATGCCGAATAAGTATTATTTAAAATGGTTAGTGTTATGCGGAGCAAATTTGCTCTGCATGGCATTATGCTATCTAACAAATTGGTTCGTCGTTTTATTTGCCGATAAATACGGAAATCTTCCTAAGATATTTAAATTATGGCAAACTTACGATAACTGTTTAGATGTCGCCTGGATGATCTACGAAAACAATGTTCCAAAATTTGCTCAATACGATTTTAATAAACATTATCTATATCATTTTGAAAGCAAAGGCGACGGATATATGATTCCTGGATACGTCGATCTTATCGACGATAATTTTACTCTAAAAGAAAGATTCCAACGATATGTATGTCGTTGTGCTTGGCTATATCGAAATTGTGGTTATGGGTTTGCTTATTATGTTTTTGGCAAAACTGTAAACCCGTCCGACGTAAAAGTTTGCGTTAGCGAAAAAGATTTCTTTGTTGCTATCGACACTAAAAATAATATTTTCTGCATAAAGGATGATCGCAGATGGTGTCGATTATTTAAAAAGAGTATTTATCTAGGATACAAGTTTATTAGCGCAAATGGAGCAAAACATCCTTTAAGATGTATGCTTGCAAATCGCATTAATTTCTTTAGACGTGTTAAATAATATTGTAATATATTTGCGTTCAATTATTTAACGACGAAAGGAATATAGGCGTGAATAAATTAAAAGTTGAATCTCTTAAGGTCAATATTTTAAATGCATTGCAATTAAAGACTGCTAAGAGTAATAATAAATATAAAAAAAGCGAGATCTATATTCAAGATCCCGATGAAATGATTCAGAATTTTGAAGATATTCAAAATTTAAAAGAATCGAAACAAAATAAATTAAAAGCCGGTAGTTCTATTAGCATCAATAGCGATAACGAAATTAGTGTCAAAGTCGATTTAAGTCCTTACTATACGAAGACGCAAACAGCTAAATTATTTATGGGCCGTGACGAAACGTATACTAAAGAGGAGATCGATGAAAGAACAGGTATTAATGGCATTATTGCTGGTGATAATATTTCTATATCTGCTGAAGACGGTCGTGCAAAAATCGCTACGACAATTGCGTACAAGCTCAGAGATAAAGCAATGTCTATCGGTAATTATATTTTGGGCCGTGGTACTTCCGTTGGCGTTAATGCTTCAGCAACTGGTGAAAACAGTGTTGCATTAGGTGCAGACTCTATAGCTACACTCGCCAATCAAGTATCTGTCGGTAATGATACGACTAAACGTATTATTAGTAATGTCGCAGACGGAGTCGAAGCTAATGATGCGGTAACTGTAGGACAGTTAAATAAAAAATTAAGTACAGCTTTGGATCAGCTTAACCGATTAGCTGGTCAATTATATCCGGTTGGTTCTATTTATATGAACGTTAATAACGTTGAACCATCTGCTATTTTTGGTGGTAGCTGGGAACGTATGCCTTCTGGTCGTATGCTAGTTAATAGTGGTGATGGCTTTAGCCTCGGACAAATTGGTGGCGAAAAAGAACATCGTTTAACAGAAGATGAATTAGCTTCTCATAATCACGATGTTAATAATATTAATGGTAATACTACAAGTACAGCAAAATTAGTTGGCAAATTTTCTTCATCTATTAGACCAAATGGAGACATAACAGATGTTCCATATAGAAATGGTTTTGGAATAGTTTCAAAAGAAAGTGAATATGGAATTCATGCTAAGGATGGTGGAAATTCTTCACCAGGACGAAATTATGTTATTGATGCTTCTCATAATCATACTATCAATTTAAATATAAATATGTTACCATCCGGTAAAAACCAACCACATAATAATATGCCTCCATATATTGTAGTAAATATGTGGAAACGTATAGGTTAAGGAGATATAAATGCCTGATAATAAAATACAAGATATAGCTAACGAGATTACGGCTTATAAACCAAATACAACTCTTTCTTTAGTTAAAGCTGTTTTAGAGGATCTTAATGCTCCATTTCCTGAAGAAACAAAATTTTATTTAAAAAAGTTATTTGGCAATATTGGTGTTGCTTATGGTACTGGTATAAATATTAATGTCGTTACAGAACAAGACGATAATTATATTTTAACATTTAGTGGGCAACCTTTTAGCTATATCGAAATTAATGATACTGTATATAGATTTCCTGAATCTGGTTCATTGACTGTTACAGTAAAACAAGATGCAGAAAATCCTTTCCCATATGCTAAAATTTTATGGGTTCCTATGAATAAAAATCTTCCTGAAGGTTACGAAAAACCAGAAGAAAGTAAATACTTAGAAAACTGTTCTAAAGATTTTACTTATCCTGTGGCAGATGATAGTGAACACAGAAATAAAAATTATGTTAAATTTGGATATATCTTCTATGAAGAACCATCAGAACTTTTATTCTCTAATAATGTTTCTATATATCCCGATCAAAACGATCCTAGAATTCTTAAAGTTAGTGGATTGCTTCCGAATAAAAAATACGAAATTAACGGTGTAAAATTTACTGCCGATAGCGGCGGTATTGCAACGATTGAAGATGGCGTACGATTAGCGGAAACATTCGATGAATTAAAAAATAGTATCGATATTATTTCTAGTTATAAAGGCAAATTTAAAGATGTCCTTCATTCCACAAGAAATGTTCCGACTCCTGATGATGGCGCAACAGTATATACTGTGCCTAGTGTTTTTGGACGATATTTCTTTATAAATCAGTCACTATTTTCTAGTTCTAATTCTGATTATTTACACCATATTGTTAATCGATATTACGAACCATTAGAAGTCGAATATTTAGGCGAAACTTTTACGATTCCTGTCGGACAAAAATCAATGGAATTTGACGATAAAATACGTGGAAGTATGTTATCTAAAATTAAACCTGGGACTACCGAGGTAAAAGTAAAAATTAAAAATAATTTCAAATATCCTTGGATAAAAGAACAACGACATGATCGAAGTAATACAATACTTAGTAAAGATTGTATTCAACAGTTATTTAATAATGACGATGTTTTTTATCAATGGTATACATTTGATGAATTAAAAGAATTTGGCTTCGATGGCAACAAAGTAAATCTTCAAAAAAATGATTATGGATATAATACTGAAATAAATAAATATGTATATGTTATCGACAATATTTTTAAAACATTAGAAGAAACTGATGAATCTGGTGCTGTCGACTTAATAAATTCTCAAAATTTACCAAAAAATATTAGTGGATTACAAATTATACCATTTGCTCAAAATAAACAATATACAACAACTTATAATTACAATATTACTAGCGGTATTGATAAAATTAAATCAGTGAACTCTATTAAAGCATATAAAAAGAATGGATCATATCATCTTATTATAAATTATAATACCGAATTACAAGATAATTTGATATTTAAAATTGGTGAACATAGTGATTTTATTGATGATTTTACGATTGAAGCTGCTATTGGTTTTGTGATAAAAGGTGTTTTTTTTGATTCATTATAATATAAGGATAATTTAATATGTCTGAAAACAATCAAATTCAAGAAATTTCTAAATTAATAGCTTCATTATTTTCACAAGGTTTTAAGCCAGAATTCGAGAAATTTTTAGCCGATAAAAATATTCCGTTTGCTAATCAAACAGATTTATATATACAACGATTATTTAATAGCGTATTAAATATCCCGAACGTTGAGATTATTTCTTATGATTTTAATGGCTCTGATATTACTGTTAAACTTTCTGGTCCTTTTAAATCTTATGTAAATGTTAACGGTAAGGATGCTAATTTTGATGATAACGGTATTGCGACTGTTACCGTAAAAAATGCAAAAGTATCTCCTCAATATGGAATTTTCTTAAATTTATTAATTCAATCTACGCCATTTAAATCTGAAAAAGATTCTTCTTTAGCATTCAATTCTTTTTCTAAAGATGAAAATATTGGCGGCAAAGCGTTCGATCTTTCTTATGAACAAAAAGATAGATTATATAAATTCTTAATTTCTAAAAAAATATATAACGATGATCCATCAAATATTCTTAAGGCAGAAATTTTAAATAATAAAATTATTGTTGAAAATACGGCACCATTCGATATTTATATTAATAATCATAAGATTGAGAAAAAATCTAAAATAGAAATTCTGCTTACCATTAAAAATTTGTTAAATAGTGGAGTTACTTATTCTGGATATATTAATGACTGGGATAATCGACAATTAACAAATGAGACTTATTCAAGTCCTTCAAGTCGTAATTTTGATTCATTGGTAATTCAAAAATTTAATGAATTATTTGATAAGACAAGAGATTATGATCAAGACGGACTTTATTTCGATAAAGATGCTGTTATTAGAGGCTATAATGTATCTAATATTAATCTTAAGAAAAAGCTTGAGTTTAAAAATAATAATCCTATAAAATATTATATCGTTAACCGTTATGGAGTAACAAGTGGTCAAGTAACAAAAGAAGATCTTAAAGATGTCGTTGCATATCAATGTCCATCTACTTTAGAAACGTATTTATATGATTCTACCGGTAAAAAGAAATTTATTTATAATGGTTCTGTTGAAGATGGTATTATTATTTTTGATGTAGGTGAATAATTTATATGACATACGAAGAACAATTAAAACAAGTCCGCGATAACGTTATTAAAAACGTATATCCGACTATTCAACAACAAGGTTCTTCGAATACTATGATTACTTTACATTGGACAGCTGGTCATTATGACCAGTTGTTCGATGATTATCATATGTGTATCGATGGATCTGGTAACGTACATATAATGCAAGATTTAGATAATCGTGCTAGTCACTGTTATCATGAAAATACAAATAACTTTGGTATTTCGGCTTGCTCTAATTATGGTTCTGAATTAAATGGTGATGGCTTCACTGGTTATTCCGTTTACACGCCTGGTTCTGAACCAGTTAATGCATTACAACTCGAAGCGATGGCAACTGTAATTTATTTATGTTGCGTATCTTGGGGTTTACCGTTAAGCCAAGTATTTACTCACGGTGAACGCTGTTTGGCACGTCAAGACTTATACGATTATCCGGCAGAACGTTGGGATCTTGATATTCTTATACCAGAATGCCATACTCGTACTGAAGATGGTATTCATACTTCTGGCGGTAACTGGATTCGTAACCGTGCTCGTGAAATCGCTAAGATGAACGGAATTAGTTATTTGTAATAAGGAGACACTATGTCTATTATTTCTGAAATTGCACAAGGTTTAAGTTCTATTCTTAAGAAGAACCAAAAGCCAGTTATGCAATATGCTGAGAATATCGCTCTCGTAGCTGAAGTTCCTTTCGACAAAGAAAAAGTAAATCAGTGCCAGGGCTTTACGTATAATCCTCAAACAGAAAAATTTATCGTAGCTTGTATTAATACTGATAGTACGACACAAATCTTATATGAGTTAAATAAAGATTTTTCGGTGGTACGAAGTACCGAAAACAGTGGTGCCGATAAATTAGGCCATTGTAATACTTTATTCTTCGACGGTAAATTACGAGCTACTAACGGCGCTGCTAATGGCAATCGAATTTATACCGTAGGGGATGATTTAACTCCTGGCGAATATAAAGATTATACTGATAATTTCTATAATGTCGGATATAATCCGGTAACAGGTCAGTACGTAAGTATTCTTCCCGGAGCCGATAACAGTACTCGTAAAATTCGTATTTATGCGAATAGCGATTTAACTGACGGTAAAGAATACACAGTAACCGTTAACGAGAAAAATAACGATTCTAACGGCGCTTTATTTGTCGGTAATAAAATTATATTCAGCTTAATGAGACGTATCGTAGAAGTCGAAATTAGCGATAATACGGCAACTATCGTACGCGAGCTTGAGTTCGAACCCAAGGCTGAAATCGAAGACTTTGCGTTAGTCGATGGTGCTATTTATATGGCAGCTAATAGCCACGACTATATTCGTGTTTATAAATATGACTTTGCTCGAAGCTACTTTAATAATATCAATAACGACTTTTTAAATAACGGTATCGTAGTCGGTAATCAAGTCGGTTATCACGGTCAATCTGTCGATAAAGCTACTAATTATGTTATGGCTAAAATCAATGCTAATAACAATTTAGAAGTCGGCGACAAACGCAACCTTACGACTATCCTCGGTAAAGAATTAAAACATTATAACGGTACTAATTCTTATACCGTTCTTACGACATATCATTACGATAAAGCAATTTATAATAAAACTAAGACCGATGAGCTCTTTGTTAAAAAAGCCGATGTTCAAAGTTTAGTCGGTTCTAAAAAATCTCTTAATGTCGTTACGGAAGGTGTCGATAATACAGGTGCTACCGACGTAACAGCTAAGTTAAACGAAATCTTTACTAAAGCAAATGCCGAAGGGTATACCGAAGTTCTTTTCCTAGACGGTATTTATAAGATTAGCGACAAAGTAAAAATCATTTGTCCTCAAGATCGCAGTAAAGAATTAGTCGTTAAATCTGAAACATTGCATGGTGCCGTTATTAATTGTGATCACGACGAATCTAATTCTAGTGTCGATACTGTCGGCTTTATTTTAAGTTGTGCCGACGACAATAATGGCGACCATCATGATGTTTATAATACGACTATCAAAGACTTCTCCTTTAAAGTAGCACGAGAAGATATTAGTGGTAGCTATATTAAATTTATAAATGACGATAATAATCTCGATATGCGTCATTATAATCTTGTCTTAAAAAATATGAAGATGGCTAATGCCAAAGACGGTCAAGGTCAAAATATTGATTTGAGTCGTGAAATACATTATTCTACTATTGATAATATTATTTGCGATTATGGTCAATATGCTATACACATAGAAGGTACAGATGGTATCGGTAATACAGTTAGCAATATTATTTCTAATAACTGTAACATGGGTATTTCTTCCTATTCTTATGCCGATATCGATAATGTAACGATTCATTATGCTGACGATTTTGATTTAGCTAATGTATCGTCCGTTATGCTTTATGTTAATAAGTTAAGTAATCTTAAATTAACTGGTCGCTGGAATCTATCGACTAATCTTCTCGATATTTTTGCTATAGCTTCTACTGAGTTAAATAATATTACTTTGGATATTACGCATTCGGGTGAGACTCAATATTTGCCAGACGGAGACTATCCGATTCCATTTATTAAGATTGAATCTAATAATGAAGATAAAGCTGAGATCAAAGTTAATAATTTAAAATTCCCTAACTTTGTTCAAAACTTTACGGCTCTTACCGATCGATATTTATTCTCTTGGATCGATTCTCCTATATTATCGATTGCTCCTAACGGTGTTGAAGAATCAGACAAGCTAAAATTATTTACTAACTTAGGTTCTACCGATGAGTATGGAGCTAAAGGTTATGTAAATCGAAGATTCGAAGTTCGTGCCGAAGAAAATGCTAAGACACGAGTTTTCGTCGGTCGAGATCGTACGATTCGGGAAATGAAGCCTAATGATAAAAATCAACTTTTCCAAGAAGAAGGTTCTGCTATTTACTTTAATGCTAAGGGCGAACCGAAGGTTGACGTTAAAGATAACGATTATAGCCGATATGCTGCCGGTGTTTCTGGCGATTTATATATCGAATCTGATCCGAAGGCAACCGGTCATTTAGGTTATGTATCGACATATAAATATACGACCGATACAGAATATGTACACGATAAGCCGACTACTGTCGTTAATAATGGTGACCGTACTCTATCGATTGGGTTCGATGTATATCCGACATGGCAAAACGGTTCTCATGCTGGTAAGCCAGTCGGAGTGGGAGCGGAATTAGGTGCGCTAGGTAAAGGCAATTTCCCTATCATCGAAGCCGATCCTACAGCTAAAACAATGAAGCTTCGTATCCCAGAGGTTTATAAAGCCGATGTTGTAAATGTTCCTGGCGACTTCAATATGGAAGTTTATTTTATACCTGGATCTAATCTTAATACGATGTCTAATATGACATACGAAACTATTCCGGTTATTCATTCCGGTCCGACAGAAAATCGTCCGACTGAACATTTAGTTGTCGGTCAACAGTATTTCGATACGACACTCGATATGCCGGTATTCTGGAACGGTACTAAATGGGTCGTTAATGCTGCCGATGTTAGCGACAGATTAAAAGATTATGTTCGCATCGACAAACTTATGGCAACCGATATGACACAAGCACCGGCATTTGCTGGACAAATGATAATAGATAATAATACGCTTTATATTGCAGAGTCAACAGCAGGCCCTGGATCTTGGCGTATAGTTTATTTACAACCTAACGATCATTTATAATAAAGATATATCCCCGTACTTAGTGCGGGGATTTTTTCTGTAATATAGTAGTATATATTTTAAATCTACGAAAGGACATATTCATATGCCAGAAACTAATATATACGATTATGAGTTTAGCGTCCGCGAAAGCGAACCTAAACGTGCCGAGATGCTTAATCGATTGAAAGATAGAGTACAGCATGTCGACAAAAAAGAAGTTATCTCGTCCGACGAATTTGTCGAAGGCGAATCTAATTTTAGCGAAGATAAAGCATTAAGTGCATTTCTGTTAAATAAATTATTTCCGTCTAAAGCTAAACTATTAAAAGATCATTATACAAAAGATCAAGTCGATAACTTGCTGGGCGATCTTATTGCTAAATATTATTTAAAAGATCAGATCGATTCGCTACTTGCCAACTTAAAGAATGAATTAAAATCCTCGTTAGATACGAACGGTAGCGAAGATGTTAAAAAGCTTAACGATCTCAAAACAGAATTATCCAAACACAGAGTGCTTGAAGAATTGGATCATCCAGACGCAAGTGTTACGACCCGAAAATTACGAGATCATTCTGTTACAAAAGAAAAACTCTCCGATGGCTTAACGACAGAATTAAATAATAAGTTAAATAAAAATGGTGACACTATTACTGGTCCTCTTAAATTTGCTTATAGTAATCCGATTCTTATGGAGACAGGACCAGGCACTGGCAAATATCATCGTATCGGTTCTGGATCTACTCTTGAAGAAATTGCGCAAGGTAAGGCCCATCTCGACTTAGGTGATTACGACGGAAACACATACGAAACTAATTTATGTTGTGCTAGTCGTCCAGGTTGGTATAATTCTACGACAAAAGAAGTTAAACAATTTGCTCTTCAGGAAGAAATCGAAGCGTTAAATAATAAAGTAAGTAATATGCCTAAAGGTGGCGGTGGCTCTACCTTCGCTAAGATTTCTGCTAATAAAATTTGGAGCGGTCGTGTTACTGTTAGGAATAATAGAGGATCCAGATCTAAGCCAAAATTTAAAGTTTGCGATCTTCCGGCAAATTGGGATCAAATTATCATTTATTCTTCTATTGAACAACGAGCATCTGATAATGATGATGGTTGGTATAATTATACGACAAATTGTTTTGCCATCTTAATAAAAGGCATAGCAGCTGACGTTATTGCTGGGTATCAAGGCATACAAGAAGTAAAATCTTTCTTTGTCGAAGGTAATACTTTATATATGCGTGGTCTTACTGCAAATGGCGACGACGTAAGCGTATTTAATCTTTAATTTTAATCCTTCATATGATATAATAATACTATATTATATGAAGGATTTTTTTATTATGGAGGAAATAGTATGAAATATCCACGAGCTGCTATGGTTCATAAATTTTTATTTATGATGCTAGTTGAATTAGCTCCTTATACTCGAGGTACGCTTAGTTTTTTACCGATATCGCATGAAATGTTTCGTTTATTAATGGATATCGTAAGAGACGAACACAATATACCGTTATATAACGAAATGCGGTCATATGCTTTAGATTATCAAGGTATTATCGATAGAGAACACACTAATTATGATATTATAGGTAAGCGAACTAAAGTACTGATTATGATGCTCGTTAATTCGTTCTATATGTTTAATAGGTGTGATGAGCGATATTTTAATCTTTATAAGGATAAAATAAGAGGAGTGCGAGATGTTAAATTCATTAAGTATACACAATATTGAGAATTTTAAGCTTGATATCATTTATTATATTGCTACTATCGTATATAAGACATGGTGGACTTTAGAACATTATAAACCAAAATATTATGAAGTAGCCGATATTTATAATATATCGGTGCTTGTGCTTGCCGATTTTAAGCATAGCGATTATTTAAAACTCGGATCGATAAGTTATAATTCTGTTTATTATTATATTATAGATTGTACTAATAAAAAGATGCTTGAGCGTAGCGAGAAGAAATTAATCGAGCTTAGTATTTTATATTATAGTAAGTATCGCAATATAGAAAACAATGATACGATAATTAAAAAAATGAGGTTAGATAATGGATTATTACGAAACTAGAGCATCATTAATATTTTATTTGTACAGAATGGTCGATGAAGATTCTTGGCGGCTTAATAATAATTTAAATAAATTTCGTGTCGTATCTTATTTATATAGAACATTATTGGACGTGTTATCCGAGTTCGTTAATGTGCGTTATGGTAATCTTAGCGATGCAAATGAAGAAGACGTAAGAGAAGTTATCACCGACGGCGCATACGACTTCTCGCCAAAATTTAAAGACGAAAAAGCAATTCGTTATATAAAGATTACATATCTATTATATAATAATATTCGTGATCTGCCATGGAACTTATCCGATAAAATTTGTAAAACAATACGAGAAGGAAAATATGAATGCCAAAAATAGAACGATAGCCGTACTTAAATATATAAATTCTATAGAATCAGCTAAATCTCGGTATATAAACAATGCTTCTGAAAATATAGTCTGTACTATTTATTACATATATAAAGATATAATAAGAGAATTATCGCCTGGTCATCACGTATTAAAAAATGTTAGTTCTATTAGAGCTCATGTTTTAATACAACAAGATACAAGCTACGCTTTACCGGAAAAATATCGTAAGTTGATTACGTTAATTTCTTTCTACTATCGTCCAGGGTCATTTTTTCCTCTTGTCGAAATGATAATAGAACGAAGTAAAAATTTGTTTGGAGGAAAGTTATAGATGGACAGACAAAAGGGACTTGTCGAATATATATATAAACTTATTAATTCTAATTTTCGATATAGAAAATATAAGATACACGATAAAAGTTTCGTTGTGCATTTTGTTTATAATTTATTTTATTCTATGTTTAAAGCATCTTATCCAAGAGACAGAATACAACCGATTGCCTCGAAATTTCATTTTAATCTCGTTATGACTCATAAAGCAAAAAATAAATATTATCCGTCTAAAAAAGAAAAGAAGATAATAAACGTTGCATTATTTAATTATAACGCAACTGAATATAATAATTCTAAGTTAAAAGATCTTGTCGATTTGGCTCAGCATTATATGGAGGAATTTAAATAATGAGTATTACTAAATATCTTAACGAAGAGGAATACGATATACACTGCGCTAAATTAAAAGAAGATATAATACTTTATATTAGCAAAATGCTTTATTTAAATAAATGGAGAATCAATTATCCTGAAGATCGTAATGTTATGATATCTGATATATATAATATAGCACATCGTTTATTATACGATTTTAAAGATGGATGGTACGATCATTTATCCGACACTAATTTTGTCGAAGTTAGTGAATATGTAAAATATTTTAAATTTAAAATACCGTTAGCCGACGATGTTAAAGCTTTCATTCAGGTCGTTATATTATATTATTTTAAACACTTCGAAAATTCTAATTTTATGATTACATATAATAAGATACTTGACGGTATGTGTGAATTTTATGATACGAGCGTAGCGAAACGAAGGTGAGATTTAAACAATGACAGTAATGAACGGAGCTCGAGAAATCAAGATAGTATTACTCATACGCAAGTTAATTAAAGAACATAAAAAATATATTAATTACCGCGTTCAGGACGAAGGATTTCTCGTTTTCATGATATTCAATTATTATTATGCGATCATGAAAAGATTACATCCTAAAGCACAAGTATGGCAGCTAAAAAATACATTTGATGTATGTACCGTTATGCGACATAAGAAAATAAAATATAGATTAAGTAAAGAAGATAAACGATGTATTCTTATAGCCTTTACCTTGTTCAACAGAGTCGAATATAATAAAATTTTAGTCGATAGTGTTATTACCAATATATTTAAGTTGAAATAATAACGTTAACCCGTGGCGACCCGGACCTTACGGAGCCACGGGTTTTCTTATATCTTATTTTAACGTACATATGTTCGCTATATAAGGGAAATTTTTGTGGTGTATATTTTTAATTTAAATAAATTAACGGAGCGTTTTTTATTTTTGTGCATCTCTTTCTTTTTTTTATTTTGTGTAGTGAGAGTAAGATTGTTAATTATGTTTGCTATTTCATGCTGTATTCATTTTTCCTATATAGGATGGAATTTTTAAAATTTTTCAGACGGGGTAAGTGTTTTATATATAATTGGTCTCGGAGCTAAAGTTCGCCCCCCCTGCTTTGATTCAGGGTGTTATTCGAGGGAGAGCTGGGCCTCGAGACCGTGCAGACGCGTTAGCGGATGTCTGCTCTTTAATTATTAGTCTTGGGAAGACATTAAAAGCATCCAAGGAGGAAACAATGAAAAAGACATTAACAGTAGCAATGGTAACAGTAGCAACAGCAGCAATGGTATGGTTTGCACAACCAGTGCAACCACATCACTACGAACTTCACCATGTGACTTATGGTGAAACGATGATAAGCATCATAGAAGACGCTAATCGTAACTCTGATGTCAACTACGATATCAGAGAAGCTGTTGCAACATCTGTAGCTGAATCAGCTAAGATGGAAGGAGGAGCAACAAGTCGTCAAATTAAACCAGGCGATAAGATTGCTGTTCCTATTTATAAGTAATTAGATAGGTTTAGCAACATAGTCCAGCTGTATGACTATAAACTATAGCAATATATGTTATTGTATGTCATAAGGAGGAAAAGATCATGACAACAACAATCTATTTAGACTTAGAAACATTAGTAATTGAAGAAAAAGAAAGCACAAGAGATTATATGGAACTCTTGGATTCTGCTCAAAAGTATTATGCCAAGAAAGGCATAAGAACTATGAAAGGCAGAATAGGAGATGTGTGCTTCTTGCAAGAACGAGAGTGTAGGAATGTTCTTATGCTTGCAACAATGGATGGTCATACAAAACGTGACCTTAAAACAGTAACAGACAAGATTATGTCACTGCCTTACTATGCTGTAGCACGAGGCTATATGCCGGGTGTATTCCGCACATGGTCTCAGTGCAAAGATTCTACAGACGGTTTTACCGGCAGAAAGTACAAAAAATTTGCCGGTAGAGAAGCTGCCATCCAGTTTATGATAGATAACAATGCTCCATTAGTGAGCTATGATTATCTAACAAAATAATTGTTTTTAGAGGAGGAATTCAAAATGAAAAGTATGTTAGAATTAAAGAAAGCATTTGCAGCAACAAAAAAAGTTAATAACAGTGGTGACTGGTTGCAACATAAGGCAACTCTTCAAGAATTAAAAACAGCTAATATTAGATGTCTAATTATTAGCGAAGAGTCTTGCATTCTCGATGTAGTGGGAGCCAATGTAACAGGTGCTATTACAGAAGAAGATGTAAAAGAATCGTCTGTGGTTATTAAAGGCAAAGGCCTTAACTTCGATGGCGACTATCGACTAACTGAAAAGTCGATGGCGTCAGTAGAAAACATCATCGATGATTTGTTATTAATTGTAGGCAACTTCAAAGAAAAAGAAGATGCCTGCATGCCATTTACTTTCGAAGGAGATCGATACGTCTCAATTTCCTTATCAGCAAGTGCTCTCCGTCAAGGTAAACGCTTTGCTGTAAAAGAAGAGCTGTTAGATAAATGGCTTATTAAACTTCAAGCTGTTAACCATGGTATCGGCAGCTTTGAAGGAGAGAAAACCCTTAAAGTGGGCAAGGCCACCAAGCTATCTACATATGGCAACTTATGGTCTGCCAACGGGAAAGAATTTGTTGTCGATTTAAATGAATATTGTTTCATGATATTCGACAACATGGCTATCTTCGGTGAAGAAGATAATATGGATGGCCAATCATATCATTCGCATTATGATTTTTGCGAACTTTATGGCTGTCCAAAAGACAAACCTTTGTATTTACAAGCTCGCATTTCCGGATGTACGAAAACTGGCTCTTTGCCGGTTAAAAATATGTCCGGATTTTGGGCATTAGCGGCAGAGTGCAAACAACACTCTGTTATGTCTTTATCAGAAGTAAACCGAGATTATGAAGGCGATGAGCCAGCTGTATGGATTGTCGGTAACCCATGCGGCAAATTATTGTATGTAACCGACTTTAACGGCTTTAAAGCCGTTCCTGGTTACATTAACCCTGAAGAAAACACATTTAAAGTTCTTCAGATTATTGAATCGACGCAAGCAAAAGTGTCGAGTCAATTGATTCAACATATTTAATTTCATGAAGAGGAGGAAACAATCATGAAAAAACAATATCTAGTAGAAAAATTAACAAAAGAAACTGTTAAACAATTTGAGTCCTACACTAAGGGCTCATTTGGAGGCACTGGTGTAGATGCTGCCATTCTTGCTGATGGTAGAGTTGCATATGATAAATATGTATTCTCTGCTAAAGCAAATAGCTTAGCAAAGAACATGAGCAAAGTAATCAAAAGTTTAAAGATGTCTGGAGATTCTGATTCCAGATATTTAAGAGGCGCAGGTGATACTATATGGATGTTCTCTCAAGGCATCCTTGCAGATAACGAAGTACTTGTTGCAAATAAAAGATTATTGCAACATGGAGAAGCATATGTAGTGCGCTTCCCTCATAGTGCTCGTTCTGAGTTTGCTCATGTTCGTATGCTCGGTAAATCTGAGTACATTGAACGCGTAGAGAATAGCAATATTAAACCAGCATTTAAAATGTTGGCAATTGAAGTTGCGAAGTCTTTGCCAGAAACAACTTTCTTATGTTCTGGTAGCTCTGTATTCAAAGGTTTGACTGGTGGGTCAGACTTTGATACAGATGGCTTCATGTTCCTAGTTGGTGAAGATGCTCAAATATTCGCTGACTGGAAACAAAGATCCGTCGATATTCCAGACGATATCGGTGAAGCGTCTTCTGTTACATTCTCTAACTTTAGTGAATTAATGGAGGGAGTGTTCAATGCCAACATTAGTACAGGTAACACCGATGTTGGCGAATTCTGTGTTGCGACAAGTACAGCAATTACAGTATTGCAAAATTTAGGCAACGAAGAATTAATTAAAAAATTACAAGAGAATATTGCCAAAGAATTCGGCAATGAATTCGATGGTAGCGTTAAATATTCTCGTTGCTATGTTGGTGACGAAGATATCGCGATGAAAGATGTTCGTAATGCCAAGATTGAAGCTGTTACTATGTCTTTCATTAATAGTGATCGCAGTGTGGCTTCTATTCAAGCATATCTAGAGGATATGTTAGAAGCAGCCCCTGCAGTAATCGGTATGATTATCGATTCTGCGAAAACAGGCTTAAAGGTGTGGGATCCATTAAGCTTCTTGTTCGACGGTATAAAACAAGCCCGTCGTTCTGCTCCTCCTAAAATTAAATGGAACGAAGAAGAGTCTAAATTCTTCGTTGAGGAGGATAGCAGAGTTAAATAAATATTGTTGTGCGACCGTCACGTTAATCCGGCAAGGAGTTCAGGATGAAAAAGCAAGAAAAACAAGAAACTATTTATTTAAAAGATAAAATGTACGAATTGCAATTAGAGGCTGCAACTCGTGCAGTAGAAGAAGTTAATGCTGTTTTAGAAGCTAACGGTATTACAGGTCAAATCGATAAATTGCCTGCAAAAGGCTTCTTTGATGTATACAACAAGATCTGTGCGGACTTGAGCCGTGCAGAATCCATCGACATCAAAGGTCTCGATATCGAAGGTAACTTTTCTAAAGCAAAAGAGTATATTGCGAATACAATTCGTACATATTTAGGCGATGCTGAAGACAAGTATGAAGCTGCTAAAAACAGTGGCTTCAACTTTGCATCTTCTGTGTTAGAGTATGAGCTTGTGATGAATAGCATTACAAGTGGTGCTATTTGGAGACGCGAAAGCGGAGAACAAGATTTAGCAAGTTCTCCATTAATGAAAGACATCGATGTGTTCTGTATCGATCCTTCCAACAACAACATTCTTGACGGCGATCAAGTAGTATTTGAAAACGGTCGTTCTTTGGATGGCCGTTTCTTTACTTCTACTTCTGTAACTGGTGTACAACCAGTATTCAGACGTGAAGATGGCGGACTATTTATTGTAGTCCATATCTTAGAAACACTAGAGGCTCCTACAGAAGAACCAATTTTCGCTGTTCGTAGTAGCGATAGTGAAAATGTATCTAAAAACATTTTCTTGGCACAAGAAAAAGGATACAAGTTCTTCTTATTGCCTAATAGTAAAGGAAAGCAAGGCGATGGTTTATATGTAGAATCTATGAAAAAAGATTCTGCAAATAAATTGGTTAAGATTATCTCTTGCGAAATCGTAGGAGATAAAACTTTTATTTCTAACTTTTGTGGTGAAGTAAAAGTTGACGATGTATTGTTCAACGTAATCAAGAAAGATGGTTACGGTGAAGATATTAAGTCTGCTACATTGTTATTACGTAAAGCATAGTAGCAGATCCCCCTTCGGGGCCCGTTAGGGATTAAGGCAAAGAATATTCAACATTCTCTCCTTGGTCCTTAACGGTTGCCCCATCTTTTCTTTTTTCTTGGTGTGTGAGTTCTCTCCTCTAGCAGAGGAAGGCCTCCGGCCCGAAATTTTATATGAGGGAAATTCTCTCTCATTACATTTATATTTCATGGCGACCGTTCCATGTAAAAATACCGGCAGAGGAGATATCATGATTTCTATTATCGCAGTTCAAGACCTTGGCAATTCTCGTTATATTTTCGGTTGTGCAGAAGTAGTTAACACTAACAGCTGTAAAGAAGCTGTTAAAGTTATGCGCAAACTAGAACGCAACGACCGAGAAAGTGATTTCTATCTTGCAAAAGGTGACTGGAGCCATGCAGACTTCTGGCCACATAATAAAGCAAGTATTCGCAATGAACACATTAAAGTGATTAATCACTATAATTGCGAAGAATAATTTATGTAAAGCTTTAGTTATGGATTATTATATCTGTAACTAAAGCTTAATTTTTTTAAATAAAGTCCGGTGGCAGTCGCCCGCATACGGGACCATATTCGACTCCTGGCGCTCATGATATTGGGATTTGGCCCGCGTCATTTCGTCTCTAGTCGTCGAATATTCGACTGTCACCTTTATATGTATTTCGGCGTAGTCCTTTATGCATTCTTTATCTAAAATTATTTTTAATTTAATTTATTCAATCCGGCGGTATCAGTTTACTAGCAACAGTATGCCCCGCCGGGGCGAAATTTTTTATGAGGGAATTTTCCCTTTAATACGTTATTCTTATGAGGAGGAAATTATGAAATACGTATTTTTCGGTGAGTTATATAAAGATACGATTATTGAGGCCGGCTCTTACAAAGAAGCATACGATAAAATCGTAGATGAGTTCTATACTGATTGTGTTTGTGCTGGTTCTGTAGCACAAACTGCTGGTATAGAATTTATTGAGATTTCGGCGTGGGCCGAGATTTGGGACGAGGAGGAAGAACAATTCTTCTCTTATGAGCGTCATCCAATGTTTATTATTGAAGAAGACGAATATAAAAAGCTTCCTCAATCGTTTCTGGATTTATTTAAATAAGTGGCCACTCCGTGGCGAAATCTTCTTTGAGGGGCTTTCCCTCATTCTAATATTCAACATATGGGAGGTAAAAATTATGTTGACAATTACTTATCTTTATACTTTAAAATTAAATAATGATTATTTGAGCATTTACTCTGAGGACAGCACTATGTCCGTTCTTAAAGAGTACCCTGGTGCTCAGCTTGTTAGTAAAAATGAAGTTGGTTATAAGATGGTTATGGCTGACTAATCTAATTAATTATAAGGGCGTTAGATAAATGAATATTTAACGCCCGCATCATTCGTTCAAAAAAGGAGAATTATCATGAACGCTGTTAAAAATTATTTAAATCTTTGGTACGAAGTGTCCCCATGGACATATAGAATTACTTTCTTTGCACTTGGTTATAGTGTAGTATCTTTATTTATTGCATAAGGAGGAATTTATCATGTTGGAAATTATTGCAAACTACTTAGATAAATTTTATTCTGAACGCCCATATATCTTTAGAGCGTTCTTTTTCTTACTTGGTTTCTTCATCACTAGCTTGGTGATGATGAGTAAGAAAAAATAGTTATTAAGTGTGGCAATGGAAGAAGTAGATATCACATCATATCGCTTCTTCCTTTTTCTTTTTTTGCGTAATTTACGGCAGGGCACATTCCGACATTCGGTCGGCTCCGCCACGAAATTTTCTTTGCGGGTCTTGTTATTTTGATAAATGACATAGTCTTGAGTTCCTAAAAAAACCTCTTTCTGAACTCCTATACAACAATCCTATTCATTCAGGACTGTGTCATTTATCCAGATAGCAATATCTGGTTCTCCTCCTCTCTACTACATATAACTGTCGTCGGTGAAAACTAGACGACGGCAGTATCGAGTATACTAATTATATTATATATATATTAGTATATTGGATACTGTCTTATAAGGGAGGCAGTAAATTTTTAAATAATATTTTGGGTTGCTCGGCCCTCATCGAGCAGAAAAGGAGCTTATCATGGCTAATATCATTGTTACAGCAGTTTTGGGTGGTACTAAATTGGGCGGTTTCGCTCGAGGTTTCGTTGCTTGGGGCAAAGAAAACGTGTCCAAATTGGAAAAACGTGAAGGTGCGTTCGTTCCAGTTGCTACCTTGCATACTGCAGACATTATCAATCTTTTGGCGGAACGTTCCGCTAACTACGACCAAATGATTGGTCAATTAGTATTACCTGATTCTGTAGCTATTAAAACTTATCAATTGATGGGTTTATTGGCTAAAGGTAACGATGCAGAAGAATCTGCAGAACAAGCAACTTCTGAGTACGATACTCCAGAACATACAGTTGCTTATACTCGCTTGGCAGAAGCATTAGAAGCTAGTAAAACAGCTGGTGTTCAATTGCGTATTACTCGTCAATCCGAACTTAGTGGTTTTGATATCACAGTTCCAGAAGGTGTAGTAGTCGAAGAAGGTCAAGTATTGAAATTCGTAGATGGCAAAACAGCTGAAGGTATTACATTCACTAACGGCATGAAAGGCAACTATGAATATCCAGTTGCTACTCGTCACAATGGTGATTTGTATGCTCGCCGTCCAGAAACTGCATCTAGTCGTGCAGTGAACGCATTGGCTACAAAAGTATTTAACTTGGTACGCGAAATTCCTAATCGCAAAGTTGAATCTGTAGACGGCGTATTTTAATCTAGGGGCCTTCGGGTCCCTTTCTATTTTTAAATAAGGAGGAACCATCATGGCTCAATTTAAAATTGTAAATTCTAATAAAAATCTATTATCTTATATTCAAGAGAAAGCACAAGAAGAATTCGGTGCTACAGTTACGGCTGAAGAAAATGCCGTGACTATTGAATGTGAAGACGAGGTAGTCGATGATATATTGACTGCCTATAAAATGGCCAAAGTAAAATCTACCGCAACAGGTCTATTAAACTGGGGCGGTAAAAAAGTTGGCTTCGTTGCTGGTATCACTAAAGATGCTGGTATCGGCGGTATCAAGATTGCAAGCAAAGGCTTGTTTGGCGGTCTTAAAAAGGTTGCCGAATTGGGCATTGGTGGCGTATCAGTAATTACTGACGAAGCAAAAGCTTCTTGGTCTGAATTAAGTAAGAGCGATGAAATTCGTTCTATTAAGAAATCTTTCGGTAGCACTGGTGATAGTAACGAAGATATCGTTATGGTTACTGGTGAACAACAAACTGAAGCTCAAGGTTAGTTAAAAGAGTTTAGATAATGAATGCACACGGGAGTGGGTCGCATCTGTTATCTAAACTCTTATTTTTTATTTAAATATCATATGGAGGCTTGCTAGTGCTACACACTACCATATGATAATATTAGCCAATAAAAGCTGTGTAGACTAAAATAGCTTTAGTTTGGGAGAGAGTATTAATGGCTCCCGACTAAAGCTATATTTTTTAAAACCAGAGCCCTGTATATATAGAGTTCGGTTTAATTCTTAAGAATATATTTTAATGTATACATATATATTGGAGTATGATTTTAATACAGTATATATGTATGTACTAAAATTATTTTTTTTGAATATCATATGCGTCAGTATATGATATTTAATTGGGTGGCTATGATTACTTATAGCGTGAAGTTATTAACGCTTGGTAAAGCCACACGAGCGCCCTATAAGCGAGCGCCAGCGAGCGTAGATATCTTATTTATATAGTAGGCGAGCGCCAGCGAGCCGGCCGTTATAAAATTCTCTGTTATCTCTCTTGTTAAGAGAGTAAGCATATTTATTTTATTTATTTAACAAGGCGAGCGTAAGCGAGCCGTATTATTGTTCTTTGTTTACTTTCTTCTTAAGAAAGTAAGTAGTTTATTATTTATTATTAGAATTCTCTGTTACTCTCTTCTTAAGAGAGTAAGTTGTTTATTTATTATTTATATTAATAGCGAGCGAAGCGAGCGTATGTGTTCTTTGTTATCTTTCTTCCTAAGAAAGTAAGTATGTATATTATTATATATATTATATTATTAGCGAACGAACGTATGTGAGTGAGCGATTATATTAGTATATGTTATATTAGTATAGTCTCTTGTTAGCTTCTCTTGTTAAGAGAAGTAAGTTATAAGTATTAAGCTTTTAGCTTATAGTATTAGATCCGTAAGGATATAGATGGGTTAGATAAAGAAGCGAAGAGGGAGCGGGAGCGACCGATTTAAG